TGTCATCCATTTCTAAAGCGTCGCCGCCATCAATGTCAGACACTGCATCACCGTGCTCTTCGCCACCCATCAATGACTCAAATTCAGCCATGAGTTCGTCTAACTTGTCTTCTAAGTCCACAACGCGATCTTCGATATCGCCTTCGTCGTGACCGGCTTCCATGTCGTGTGTTAAATCTTCGCCGTCTTCTTCAGCTTCGTCGTCAAATTCTGCGTCAGATTCTTCATCTTCGTGCATGCCGGACTCTTCAGTTTCAACGTCGTTGATCAAGTCATCTGATGCATCACCGCCGATAGACTCGTCAACTTCTTCTTCAGATTCATCCAACTCTTCTTCTTCAGATTCATCCAACTCTTCTTCTTCAGATTCATCCAACTCTTCTTCTTTAGCTTCGTCAAGATCTTCTTCTTCCTCGTTCATGAGGTTCTCGTAGATTTCACGGCTTTTTTCTACCACGATGTCGTGGAATAGTTCTTTGGCTTTCGCCTCTTCATCATTGATCACGTATTCGATCAATTGTTCAAATTTCGATGTCATATTTTTTCCTCCAAAGTTATGGCTCGTGGAATATTTACACGCAGAGGGAAATATGTGTACTTTTGAGGTGGAAAACTGGTAGTTTTATTACAAGAACTGTAATAAAACCCATATTACATAGCCGGGGCGGCCGGAGGAGGTGCGTACTGCTTTTTAACCAGCTTGAGTTTTTCTTTGTATTCGTAGCTACGCACATCATTCATTTGGCGTAATTTGCTAATTTGACGCAGAGTTAAGCGTGTCTTGCGCAGGTTCTTTAACGTGGGCTGACTGTTATCTTGGCTGAGATCTTGATAGGCCTCAGGACTTTTTTCGTAGATTTCGTTCAGGATCATCTTGTATTTATTAGAGTCCGCCAGCAACAGGTGGTGCCGCTGCGGGTGCGCCTGCGCCCGGAGCTTGCCCTGCTACCGGAGGTTGTGCTCCGCCCGCACCGCCTGGAACCATTTCGGCACCGGCCAGCTCTTCGCCAGTGCTGATGTCGCTTTCTAAGCCAGCAGGTGTAATGCCCACTGAACGTAGATCCTGACCTTGTGTTGTTTCTAACTCAGGCTCTTCGCGTTCTTCACGCCAGGCCTGCTCGTTTTCCATGATCTCTTCGTCGGTTAGGCCCAGGAAACGCTTGAGCATGAAACGCTTGCTCATGTAAGGCAGTTGTTCCAGCTGTGTAAATGCGGTGATGCGAGCATTGTCCATTTCGGCCTGGCGATAACTTGCAAAGTTCTGCGGTGGTGTAAACGTGATATTGAATAGACTTGAATCAATATTAAACCCTCTCCAGTGCAGGAACATCTTAAACTCGTCATCCAACTTCTGCATGATCAGGTTCTGCAGGCGTTTGCAGTACTGGTTAAAGCGATATTCTTGTATCAAGGCTGTGCCCACACGGCCATCGTTCATGGGCACACTTGAGTCGTCTGGGCCTGTAGGCAAGTAGCTGGATGGTACACGTAGGCCACGGGCCATCTTGTTGTTGAAGTATTTTAAATCGTCAATTTCGCCTAGATTTTGGCCGCCCTGTAGGGTATCTACGCTGCTTCCGCGGCCGGTTTCGCCGTTAAACGGAAAGAAATAATCTTCATTGATACTGAGTGGGTTGTAGGTGGCATCCATCATGTTGGCGCCGCCCCCTGAATTGGTAGGAATTCTACGCTGATGCATTTCGTTTTTGACACGTTCAACAAAGGCCATGGCCATGTGACTTGGCATGTTGCCCACGTCAATCTTGAAAATTCTGCGTTCTGGAGCACGTTGTACACGATAGATCAGCACAGAGTCTTCAAGCAGTTCTTTCTGCTTGTACACTTTGAAAATGTTTTCTAGGATACTTTGTCCAAATGGCCAAAAATAGTCCAGGCCTTCGTTCAGGCCAATATGCACAATATGCCGTGCATCCAAGCAGCTTTCGTTCATGGCCTGTGTAAAGCGACTGTTGCCGGTACCGCCACCTGCACCACCATAGCCACCACCGTTGGGTGCTGTGTAGTTGTTTTGGCCTGCTGATCCTGTGGCACGACTCACGTAGTAGTCCGACGTGGTCTTTTGAGCCATGCTCATGTTTTGGAAGTTGGGATTAATATCACGGATCACATACTGCTCGGGACGTTTGCCTTCACTTTCGTTTACAATGATACGGGCAACTTTGACCATGTCAACCCAGTACAGTTCAAAAGTTTCTGGATCACGCACAAACACCTGATCACCATACTTGATGGTGTTACGGAACAGCTTGAATATACGTTGATCAAACTTGTTCAACTTGGTCCACTGTTGTAGTTGTTTTTTGATAATTTCAATTTCGTGATCAGTTGGCTTGTCACGGAAATGTATGTCGAACGGAGTTTCGTTGTCTTCGTTTATCTGTGTAGAGAATTCGCTAATAATGTCTAAACAGGCATTGACTTCTGAATCGCAATCCATGTTTTCGTACTGATTGTAGCGTTCAATACGGTTTGGATGTCCTGAATATACTTCTGGTAAGCGGCTGGCATAGTTACGGAACGCAAAGTCGTTACCTGTTCCGCCAGTAGCACCTTGCCCGGTTTGACGTGGGTAGCCGTCAAGGCCAAATTGATTTTGGCCCGATATCGGACTCAGTTGTCCACCGGTATTTGCTACCTTAAAGTACTTTTTCCAACCGCGTTTACGGTTGTTATCGTCGTTGTCTGCCATGGTAGTATATTTAGCGTATTATTGCTGACGTTGCAATATCTTGTTGTTGATAGCGTTGTTTTGTTGCTGTAAACGCACCAGTTCGTCCAATTTAGAGTTGAAACTGGCCATGTGGTTGTCCGAACCGCCGGCGCCCAAGCCTAGTTGTTGCTGTGCTTGTGCTACTTGGTTAGTAGGTGCCTGTGGTGCCGGCACATTGTTGGCAGCCATTTGGTTTTGATAACCCGTGGTTGGCCCTGTAGGCATGGATGTTTGGAATACTGATCCACCAACGACTTGACCGCCTGCGGCCAGCATTTTGTCTCGATAACCAATGTTGGTTCCGGCTCCATACGCATCAGAATCTGCGGCTGTAAAATTCTTTTGTTGTTTACTGATATTGTCCAGCAAGGTGGTCGCACCTTCAATGCTCTTGAGTCGCTCGCCTTGTGGTCCTGTCAGGTAGTTTTGGCTAGGTGCATGCCCGTTGGCCGCTGTACCGGTTACTGACTGAAATTGATTTTTGGCGGTAAGGGCACCCATAATGCCGCCCTTGTCGTCTCTGGCTCGATTTAGTATCGATGCCATGATCATGGCCTGCTCTTGCTGGCTGGCTTTTTTGCCTCCGGCAGCTTCAGCATGTGTGGCTTTGACTAAGGAACTAAATTCTTCGTCTGATATGGGCTTGCCAAGATAGCGTTCGGCACTTCGACGAGCTTCCGGAGTACCACTAACAGTAGCACCAGCTTTGGCTTTGTCAAATCCTTCAGCGCCACCTTTGGTGCCACCTGCGCCAGTGGGTGCTACAGTTTTGACTATGCCAGCACCGGCACCGGTAATGCCAGCGATTACCTGTGACAGGCCTTGCATGGCTCTAGTAACCGGAGTGATACCTATTTGTTTTAAGTCTTGTAGCGAGTCGCGTGTTTCGCGCTGTGCTCTTGCTGTTTTGGCCAGGGCATCGGTGGATGAGTCTGTTACACCTTGCTGATCTTTGACATTTTCTTTGGCCGCTTTAAGTGACGTGTCACCTGCTAGGATTACTGCTTCGTTGTATTTGGCATACCCGGCTGCATTACTAGAGCCTGCCAGGGCCAACACATTGTTATTATCAGCTAATGTACGAGCATTTTGGCGCATGGCTTCTTGGACATCGTCCATCTTTGCGCCTTCTTGTATTTTTTTAGCAGCATCCGGAAACGACCTTAAGAACATTTGTGCTTCTGGGCTGTTGAGCATACCAGAACTAAAATCTCTAAAACCTTTGGCTGTTTCGTCTAGCCCTTTGCCTCTTAGATATGTGTTGAATTCTTCTCTAGCGTTGGCTTCGTCCTCGTTGTTTTCTTTACGCAACTTGTACTGACTGGCAGCAAAACGTTCTTCACTTAAGGCTTGCTCACGTATGTTTTGCTGTGCATCGGCACTGAGTCCAGTTAGTTTGGTCAAGCGATCCTGTTGCAATATGTATTCTTCAGCACCTTGTTTCAGCTCGGTTTGTGTTTTTAACTGTACTTGTCCAGCCAAGGTCTGCACTTTTAAGTAGTTGGCGATACCACGATTTTCTTGATCAACGGTAATGCCCATCTTTTCAAACTGCAAGCCAAGATCACTGTTGCGTATGTCGCTGGACATCTTGCTAAATGCCTTGGTACCGTCGGTTACTGTGCCACCCAAGAAGGTCAGCGTAGTGGCATTTTCTTTAACTACTGCTGCCAATTCGCCCAGTTCTTTGATGCCGTAGCCTAGATCCTGCATGTCTCTGTAGAGACCTTGCACACCTTCTTTGCCCTGTAGACCCGCACGACTAATGTCCTGATAACTCTTGAACAGGCTGTCAGCCTGTTTGGTCACAGCGGCCACATAGGCAGCTGCACCTTTGATCATCATGCTGCCGGCTTGACCCCATGGACCTTTGGCGCTGAGCCAGGTACCCACATAGTTGGCACCGCTTTTGATAGCGTCATTGTACTGGCTAACACCCTTGCCACCATCGGCCATGTCGCCGGCTAGATTTTTAAAACTGGTTCCTAGCCCTTGAAGGCTGGATTTCATGGCATCTGTGTAGCCCTTGATACCAGCCTGTGCATCCTTGTACTTTTTGGTCAGTTCTTCACTGGCCCGGCCATTGGCCTTTATGGAGTTTTCGTACTGTTCGAAGATGTCTTGAATTTCTTCTGGGGTGAATTGAGATGCCATAACTATATTTACCGAGGTAAAAAATGAGCCAAAACAACATTAATCCACTAAGCCAGTATTTTAGGCAACCTGTGATCTACATCACTCTGCCCAGCAACGGCAAGTTTTATCCGCCAGGCACCTTAGACATGCCCGCAAACCGCGAATTACCGGTCTTGCCCATGACTGCCATAGATGAAATTACCTATCGTACACCCGATGCCTTGTTCAACGGACAAGCTGTGGTCAATGTGATACAGAGTTGTGTACCTGCAATCAAAGACGCCTGGGCCGTTCCGGCCATGGACGTTGATACCATCTTGATTGCCATACGTGTGGCCACTTACGGTCACGAAATGGAGTTTGAGTCCACTTGTCCGGCCTGTGCCGCCAGTGCCGAGCGTGGATTAGATCTGCGCACAGTATTGGAAAAAATAAAAGCACCCGACTACGATACACCTATTTCCTACGGGGACATGCAGTTTTTCTTCCGCCCTATGCAGTACAGAGATCTCAATGCCAACAATCAGTTGCAGTTTGAAGAACAAAAACTATTTCAAATGTTGCCAGATCCTGACATTCCGGATCAGGAAAAAGTCAGTAGCCTTAGTGACGCTTTAAAGAAAATCACCCAGGTCACTGTTAGAGCTTTGGCACAGAGTATTGCTGCTGTAAAAACCCCGCAGGCCATGGTTACCGAAAGTGCCTACATCGAAGAACTCTTGATCAACTGCGATCGAGCCCTGTTTGCTCAACTGCGTGATCACATTATCAGCATCAAAACTCAGGCTGAGATGCCTGACATGAGTTTGGTTTGCGACGAGTGCCAGCACTCGTACAAACAAAGCCTAACCTTGGACATGTCCAGTTTTTTCGCACCCGCCTCCTAGTCTTGGACTCTGACCAGATTGACAAGATGGTCACACAGATGGATCAAGAAGTTGTAGATATTAGACAGGAGGCGTTGAAAATGGCCTGGTACATGCGCGGTGGAATCAGTTACGATCATGCCCTGCAACTCAGTGTAGGCGAACGCAACATTATCAGTGGACTCATCAAAGAAAATCTCGATACCACCAAAAAAACTGGATTGCCATTTTTCTAATGCTGGATTTAACCACTGTCACTGCCGATATCAATCGCTGGATCGAAACCTTTGTAGAAGTTCCGCATGCCGATCTAGGTGGCTGGGCTCCGTGTCCGTATGCCCGTCAGGCCCGACTCAACCAGGAATACGACATACGCATAGGTACCAGCCCAGGCTACGATCTTGTGACCTTGTCACAGACCGGACTAGGCAACAAAAAGGTCATAGTGCTTGTGTACGACGCCAGCACCATCTCTGCTGCAGATCTAGAACACTACACCAACTACTACAATCGCTTATGGCTGATTGGGCAGGATCTATTGGCCCTAACTGATCATCCGGGCGATCCAGAAGCAGTCAACGGTGTCACCATGAACCAAGGTCAATATGCCTTGTTGTTGGTGCAGAGTCTGAGTGATCTAAATGAAAAAGCCCAGTTACTGGGCTCCAAGGGTTTTTACAAGGACTGGCCTGAAGCCTATGCTAGGGCCGTGTTTGCACATCGTAGAGATCCGAGACCGATTTAATACGGCTGTCGCGACGACATAGACGACGATACTCGTCTAGATCAGTGCTCCAAACATCTCCGTTCCACCACTCAAAGCCCGCAATGTCGGCCTTGTACAGGCTACTGCGTTCGTAGCCTGGTCCCAGGTACACAAACTCATAGCCTTCTTGCTTGGCCCAGGCAATTTCGTGTTCTAGGCTACGTGACCCTAATCTAGTGGCTGGTAGGCTGTAGTCCCACACAAACAAGGCCGTTTCGATAGCCTGATCTGAATAGCGACGCAGTTTGGCCCAGGCCACAAAGTCACCAGCATCTGTATAGTAGCCCATGAACTGGTCCTGTTCTAAATGCTGACCCACTTCAAAATACTTTTTAAATTTTTTGTAATAGCAGTAGGCAGTGTAGATATGATCCATTTCAGTCAACGGCAACGGATCAGGCAAGATATGTGCAGTGGGAATCAACTCGTAGTCAGTGTTGGCTGTACGCACTCGAGTACTGCGACTTTGATACCATCGAGGTTGGTTGTTCTGTACTGTAACCAGGAATCCAAATTCTAGAGCCGCGGTATACTCGCTGGCATCTACGTCTACTAACTCACAGTCAAAGTGAAAGCACTCGCCCTGTTCCTGGTGGCCAAAATTATGATTGAACTTGATTTTCATATAATTATGTATGTATATTATAACCAAAGGAAAAATAATGGATCTCTACACTATCTGGGCCAACAAGGAAGGCGACATATCTGACCTCGATTGGGTCAACGGCATGAAGAGCTTTTTTGATCATTTGATCGCAGAAGGCAAGATGGAAAGCTACAGAATCACCAGATGTAAAATGGGTTTCCGTAGCATCGCAGACATGCCCGAATGGATGATACTCATGGAGTTTAAGGACATGGCCCAGATGGACACAGCCTTCAAGCGTGTTGCGCCACTCGAAGGTGAACTCGAAGTGAAACACAAGAGTTTCAATCAGTTTGTTGCAGGAGATATACAACATGCCTTGTTTCGTGATTGGCCTGATACCAACTTGTAAGATCTCTAACGAGATCTGTTCTTTTCGTTACACTCAAGAACCTGTTTGTCTTTCGCATTATCCAGATTAATTGGTCACAATTCACCGTATGCACGGTGAACTGACTGTACACATTATCCGAGTAGCATAGTCATTTACAATAATGAGATTGTGTTTCCACGCGGAGGCGGTTGACCGGTACCCCCTACTCAAGCTTCACATATCAACGGAACCCTAGTGACCCGATTGTAAATCCAAGTCCTACGAGCATGGGTCGTATCTTTTTCAACGGAGCCCAAACCATTTGTTGCCTTAAGTTAGCAATTTGCCTTTGACACCCAAGAATCCGGACCGGGTATTGCACCGTTCCTCAATGGGGACCCGCCCGGCGGATCACAGAGTCTGTATGTTGCCTATTTAAATTTTAATAAAATGTTTGAGAGAATTTTTCGTAATATAGTTGATTGCTTTTAATACCGGGATGTCGATTATCATCATTGGTGTCTATTTTATTAGATCTTAGAGATTCGTATAAATTCAACCACAGTTGAGATTGAATTCCTCCAGCTTGATAGTATTCGTCATGTATTTTTTTATAGATATCAAAAACTTGTTGATCATCACGGGTATCTACGTCGAGTAACTTTTTTGTAAATTCTGTATATTGGTTTGGTAAAACTGATTCTAATCGTTGAAAATAATTTTGATCCCAAGGGCACAGTGCATTGACAAAAAAGATACGTGTACCGGTGTGATCTGCCAACTTGACCAATGCATTTACATAGTAAATCAGATTTAAAATTTCGTAATGCAGATTTGCCAGCGAAGTGAATCGATCATTGATATTTTGCAGATACGACTGTGAATAATCCATTTGATGCACACGGCGAGCAGTCTGTTGAAGGCCTGGAATAAAGAATGCTTTAGTAGTATAAGATTCTACTCCCAAATGTAATTCGTACCTTGGCATACTGGTCCAGGATACCACAGCATATTCTACCGGATAGTGGGTCAAATAATAAACAGCATCTTGAAAAACACCCGAGTTTGCTCGGCCACCGGTGGACGGATTCAACAGATTGTATTCTTTTAACCGTGTGTTCTGGTGCAACAGGTTAACCCAAAGATTTGGATCCTGTTGTTCTAGTGGCCATCCGACTCCGGATACATAACTACAACCGGCAAACAATACATGCTTCATCTACTGGGATACTTTATTTTTAATATGACTGCCGTGTATGCGGCACACAATCTGCCCGTTGTACCAGAGGTCTGACTCCAATACTCTATGGCGAAATTGTTCTCTAGCTTCTATGTAACTGCATTCTGCTTTTGATCTGCAATAAAATAATATTTCTCTTGTGAAGTTGTCTGAGCCTAGCTCTTGGATGTCTCGGTTGAGTTGATCGTTGCTGCCATAGTATAGTTGCCAGTCTGAGTCTATTTTACTTCGAATTCGTTTGCGTTTCTTGTTGCCGTTCTTTAATTTTACTACTTTGTATGTGGTTTTACTAAATTTTGCTAATTTTTTACCAATATATTTCCGTCCAGACACGTTGTTGGTGATCAGATAAACGAATCCAACGCAGTCTTCGGGCAGTGTTTCAATTTGGGTGTTTTCGTACAACCATACCATGGACTTATAGTTATCACTGCAACACCAAGAGGCACAATTTTTGCTAACATAACTGTATTTCTCGACGCCACTGATCTTCAAACGCTGTTTTATTTTTGTTTGTAGAACACGAGCCTGCACACACAGGATTTGGTGTTTCTGTTTTCCATGTTAGTTTAACAGTTTTTAAATCGTCTGAGATAAAATCTTGTTGACGAGATCCTAACCAACAGCAGGCACTTAGTCGACCTTGTGCATCTATGTACATACTTTTTTCCTCTTGAGCATGACATCGAATAGGACCATTTTTGACCACTGGTTCTTGCCATCCAATAGGAAACTCCAACCGATCTGTAAACCCGCGTTTTGAAACTTTGGCTCTAAACCATTTGAAGCCCAGGTCGCGTGCTAACTGTTCGCAGGCATCGACCTGATGTTGATTGTGTTTGTAAACCAACATGTCCCAATGCGCACTTCCGCCAGCAGCAATATACGCTTCAGCATTGCTCATCAGCTTGTCCCAGTTTACACCTTTGCGATATACTGCATTGGTATCTTCCAAGCCGTCGATGCTGAATACACAGTAGTCGTTGGGCTGATTAAACAGTTGTCCCAACGCATGCCAAAAAAATGTGCTTTGTACAGCACCATTGGTATTCATGCCCAGGGTGATGTCGGGATTGACCTGTCTAAAATAGCGATAAATGTCCATGGTATAGTAACCAGCAGCTGGATCTCCGTAGTTGCCGCACATGAACATCTTATCCAATCTTGCAATAGACTTATCATTAAAATGCTGTTGTATGTGCTCTATACGCAGATGATGTTTACGATTTTTATCAAATGCATGATCTGTTTCTCTAGCACACATAGGACATGCAGCCTGACACACATCTGTGGGCTCTATATGAAGTACTTGTATCCTACGCAATTTCAACATCCGTATTATAGCTGGTAAATCCGTTTTCTTTGATGACCTTGAGTATGTTTTCTACACGTCCGGTCAACTCGTCTCGGTGGCTGACCAACCAGATACTCTTGTGTCGATCACGACTCATTTGTTTTAGCAAGGCCAAGGCCGACTCTACACCAGCAGTATCTAGGCCGTTGTCGATCATTTCATCTATGAACAGGAGATTGATTGGTTGATACAAG